TGCCTGAACGTCCACCAAATTTGATACAGTTTAAAAAATTATTGTCTGAAGCGCCCCCACCGCCTCAAAAATACATACCACCAGCTCCAGGCGTTCCGATGCCACCAGAGATAAAGGAAAAGATTGATGTACTCAGAAGACAATTCACAAGACAAGTTTAAAACCATTTGGCAACCCGTCCCTAAGTGGGATGTACCCGTCAAACAACTTAACCTTGCAAAATACCCCAAACGTGCGGACGAAAAGAAACGTGAACGGGTTAACCAAAACGAGACTAGAAAGTGGATTTTTAATGTTTGACTGGGATGCTGAATACGCTTCAATCGTGAAGTTTTGGGCTGAACAAGCTATGAAACCCGGTTGGAGGGATTACGTTAGGGAAGCGGTTAAAGAGAAGATGAAAGACTCACTTTTGAAAGATTTAGGCAGGGATGTGGCAGCTAAAGTAAAGGAGCTAGAAAAATGACACTAAAAGAGATTAATTATTACGACTTACGCCAATGGGAGTATTTCTATTTATCTTTGGCTTACGACTGCAAAGATGATATTTTGAGGTGGATGTATCTTTTTGACTACGCTTGGTTTAAAACCGCAGCAGACGAGTTGTTGTATGCGTAGAGCTGCTAGGCGGGATGAGAACGAAAAAGAGATTGTGGAGGCTTTAAGAGCCGTTGGTGCGACTGTTTATTACATGGGTGAACCAGCCGATCTACTTGTGGGATTTAGGGGTCAAACCTTGATCTATGAGGTCAAAAGCCCAAAGACCAGTTACGGGAAAAAAGGGTTTAACGAGAATCAAAAGCACTTTGCTGAACATTGGAAAGGTGGACCGTTTTGCCTTGTGGATTCGGTAGAAGCAGCCCTCAGAATGTTAAAAATAATGATAAATTAAGATGAAACAATACAAATTAGTCAATGTTGAGCAGGGTACTGCCCTTATGAAAGCCCTGTGGGTCAAGATGAAAGGTGCTTTGGAGGCTGGAACTGAACTCCAGTTGACAGTTGAGGAAGCCCACCGATCTGACGATCAAAATAAGAAATACCACGCAATAATCGCTGAAATAGCCAAGCAGGCGCAGCACATGGGCGCTAAGTGGGACGCTGAGAGCTGGAAACGATTTTTAATAGACCAATTTGCCCACGAAACGGGTCTAGGAGGCTCTAAAGTTGTCCCATCCTTAGATGGGTCTAGGATTGTGCAATTAGGGCTACAAAGCCGTAAATTTACAAAAGAACAGGGGTCTGAATTTATAGAATGGTTATTAGCATGGGCAGCAGAAAAAGGAATTGAAGTAAATGACTAAAGAAGAAATTATTGAGATGGCTGAAAAGTGTGGCATTAAATTAATTACTGATGAAGATGGCCATATAGGGTTTTTGCCTAGAAAAATATATGACTTTGCCAAACTGATAGCAGAGAAAGAACGTGAAGAATGTGCAAAAGAGTGTGAAATTGTCCAAGAAATAAACGAAGAAAAAGGCAATTGGTTTTGGGAAGCAAAAAATTGTGCTTTTAACATAAGAGCAAGGGGACAAGAATGATTAAAGATACAGCGGTACAAATACTTTTAGAACACTTTAGTGAAGGTATGGTACGCACAATAGTTGATGCTATTGCTGAAGATGAACGTGAGGAGTGTGCAAAGGTTTGTGAAAATGTTGCATTAGGTTTAACAAAATGGCCTGAATCCTTTGAGGGATTAACTGCGGAAACAAAACTTATGAGGTCTTTAGGTGAATTTGTACACAAACCATTTGTTGATGCAATTAGAAAAAGGGGAAAAGAATGACTGATGCCATGTACTTAGCAATCGTTTTCTTTTGTAAAGGCGTTAATTGCGGAATGATTGCGATTGAAACACCCTACATTAAGCAGGAAGACTGCAAACAAGAAGTTACCCAAGTAGAAGACACCATGCGTAAAGACAAAACCCTGACAGTCGTAGAGGGGCGCTGCGCTAAGTTTTACCTTAAAAACACAAACTACGCTATTTATGAACCAATTTTTTATTGAATTAGCCATTAACGATTTGGCAATATTTTTAATATTATTTTGTTTTTATTTAATTGTTAAGGAGTTTCATGAATAAAGAAATCGCAATCAACCGAATCCAAAACTTCCTAGATAAGTCTAGCCACCACAAATGGAAAGAAATTCAGGAAGCTATTGATTTTTTAAAAGAAAACATAGATTCACTAGAAAACGCAATCAAAGGTGAATTTGAAATCTGGCACAAGGGCTATCAGGCAGGGAAAAAATGATCGAGACAATAAGATGTTATGAGGGCAGAAATCACGCTAGGGGCGAGATTAAGCAGTTATTCACTAAAATATACAGGTGCAAACGATGCACAAATACTTGGAACATAAAGCCAGATGACCACAATTGCAAAGACAACATACGTCCGATCCAAGAAAATACTGGAGAGGGCAAGACTTATTCCTTGTCAGATATGCGGGTCTGAACATGGAGTTGTTGCAGCTCACAGTAACCAGTCTAAACACGGCAAAGGGCGCTCTATTAAAGCCTCAGACGTTTATGTAGCCTCCCTTTGTTATGACTGCCACATGATGATAGATCAGGGCAGGGAGCTAACTAGAGAAGAAAAGACTAGAGCTTGGGACGCAGCGCACCTAAATACAGTTTGGGCTTTAATTCACCACGATTTATGGCCGCCCGAAGTTCCCTATCCCGAGACCTATGAGGCTTGGAAAAGGGAATCGACTAACTAATTACTTACGCAGAGCTGGGATGCCTGCATTGGGCTGTTCTGTGCCTCTGTGAGCACGTTCCATGGGGAGGCTCATGTGCTTGTCTAGCTTTTTCTCAAGTCTGTGCAACTCATGCTCTGTGGCGAGTTCATGGTCGCGCTTTACAATGTAATGACCTTTTGTGGATTCGTGAGATTTACCAGAGATTTTAAAGTTTGTCATATTCGTCCTTAGATAGTAAGCCTGTGTGATATTTCTTTTGTGGGTTAAATATAGTTAGTTTTTGCATCCTCATTTCAGGCGCAAAGCTAATATGTGTCCAAGTGGCGTATTCATGGATAAGTTGGTCAAACTTAATCCCTGCGTCCTCAATAGCTTTAGCCACCATTAGGGGAGTTCCAAAATCTTTACAGGTAAAGTCAATTGCCCAACCGTCCATGTGGCTAGATACTTTAGCGCCCCCAACTGCTTCATTCACCGCAGGCAGTCTTAGCCATGAATTGATGTGGATAGATTTACCGAGCAAAGCCCTGATCTCCTCCATCCCGGCAGCAGCTTTTTTCATGTTTTCAAGCTGTTTGTCGCTGGGTTGATTAGAAATACCTAACCGGGCTGCTGTTTCAGAGTATGTTGCTTCCTCTAGGGAAAAGTGTTCACTCAGCTGCATTGTCTGCCTTTCCAATATGGATACCTGTGATTAGACCAAGGAAACCACCGCAGATAGACTGAAATGCGGGTCCAACAATGTCAAAAACAACCTTATCGTCAACTGTTGGGTCTAAAACAGCTTGTACAAACATCCAAATCATTGAAGCAATAACGCCCATCAATGATAAGGTCGCAATTAAAGTTACACATCCTTTTAATGTCCAGTTATTCATTTGTTTCCTTTCATGATTTTGTAGGCATTATTATATTGATCTATACAAGAATTTAATTCGTTTATGGCTTTATCGCCTTCTGTGGTGAGGCTGATAAGGAAGTTACCAGTTGATTCGTCAAGTTCGCCTCGCGTTTCTCGATCTGAAGTGGAGGAATCTGAGGGCATTGAAACGCCACCTTTGGTTGTGACGAACAACCTGAGATTAGCAGTAGCAAGATCAGACCTAAGTTGTTTTTGTTTCTTTTCAGCATCTTGGTTTACTTTTTGGAGTTGTTGAATAGAGCTTGAATTTTGCTCAACAAGTTTTTGTTCACTTGCCCTAGACTGCTCATTAAGTCTAGAAACCTCGATCTGATTTCTTGCAAATTCATCGCTTTCTCCTTTATAGTAACCCGAGCCAAAAGCACCGAGTATTGATAAAACAATTGTTAACAGTACCCAAGGATTCAACATAACGCCTCACGGACAATATTTGGGCAAATACCCGGTTTCCCTAAAAATCTCATAACACTCAATTTCTTTTGAGTTACTGTGAAACTTTCGCTTAAATTCTATATGACTTTTGTCACCCATCAAACTAGCTTGATAATCTTGCTGGATGTAGTAAAGAACACCTACAACCGTGAAGACAACAACCAAGACTGCAATACAAATTGCAATTCGTACATTCCAGCGCTCATTTCTTTCTTTTCGTTCTCTGGCTTCTGCAAT